ACTTTACGACCGTCTTTGGCGAGAACTGTTCCATCCCACACGTAGTCGATGAAGCGACGAGCTTGCTCTGGTGCTAAAATACCACCTGATGTTCCAGTTGGATTAACAGCGTTAGGTCCAGTTGTGACACCGAAGTTAGCTGTTGCTGTGTTACCGAGTGATGTAGCTGGATCTACGTTACCATTTGCATCACGGGCAGTTGCACCACCAATACCACCAGATACTGTTGCGCCTTGAGAGTTAATCTCTGCTCCGCTGCCACCAGATCCTGGGTAGTTCTTTTCTATATTTTGTTCCGACATATTGTTCACCTCCTAGTGATTTTATATCTTAGTTGAATAGGTCGGTTGATGTGAGGAAACGACCGCCCCATAGGGATTTTTGAACCTTAAGTGGTTCGAACTGTACGATCTCGCCTAGATCGCCAGACTTGCGGAAAGCTGTGTCTGCTACTACGTCATCCACTCGCTTGCCAAACTCATCAAATGTTCCCTTAACTTCCTTAACCTCACTAGTTACGGATTCAAGAGACTTACTTAGTGTCATAATCTGCTCATGTAAAGATTTTACAGTTGAAGCGAGATCGCCAAAGGCATTAGTTAGAGAATCCTTAATGTCTGAAACTGCTTTAGCAATTTCTTCATTAGATGCTGTTGCATTTGCATCAAGGCTATCTGCCTTGTCTGCAGTATTCTCTACAGTCTCAGCTGCAGGTGCAACTGAAGACTCTGCACTACCATCAGATGATTCTACAGCAAGAGCTTTTTCAGCTGCTGGTGCTTCCTCAACTACTGCAGGTGTTTCTTGAACAACTGCTGGCTGTGCCTCTGGAGTAACCTCAACTTCTTCAACTGCAGATTCGACTGCTACTTCTGTTGCTTCTGTCATTGGATTTACCTCCTTAGTAATCTTAATTGTACTAATGCCTTTAGCACTATCAACTAAGAACTTTATCATATTTGCTTTTTCTAAATCATCTTTTTCAACAAAACCAATGTTCTTCATTTCTTGTCCAGTTGCAGGACTTACTTGTGTCTCTTCTTCAGAAACAATAACTAATCCAGACTCTTTGTCATAGAATACATTTTCTAAAACAGTGTTATCTGCTTTAATCATATCTACACCATCAACCTTCTCAACTGACATAATGCTAGCAAATTGGTTTGCTGGACTATCAACAAGAGATAACTCAATGAGGTCATAGTCCTTGATAATTCTAATTTGCTTTTCCATTGTATCATCATATGCATCATCCCACTTGTTCATTCGTCCCCCGATTGAAAAACCAGTGTATGTACCATCAAGAACTTTTTCCCAAGCATCTTGGGCACCCTTAGAAATATAGGTAGAAACGTATACTCCCTTATAGAACTTCTTTGATTCTGGATCAAAATATTTTTCTTCTTTAAATGAGATCATCTTACCAACAGCAGATGGTTGGTGCATTTCTCTAATGTTCCCACGAAACTTTGCAAAAGCACTCATGCTAGCTTCGGTAGTTACAATATCCATTTGTTTGTCAATATTGTCTAGAGACGCAAAACCAGAAACCAGTCTTCGCTCTTGATCTACTTTGCCAAAAGGCATTGATAGACGAACGTTGTCGCCGTCTGTAACCCAGGAAGCTTTATTTATAATCATAACGTATCTATTATACCAAACATTTATTAGTTTTCTCAGCTATTGAGATGATCTTCCTTCGCCTTTAGGATTTCTTCCAGCAATGGTTGCTGGTCCATCTGACTGGTTGTTAACTCTTTCTGTATCCCGTTGGCGATTTGAATTTGCATTTGATTGAGCATCATTTGCTTGCCCTGGAGACATTACAAATGGAGTATCTCCATCTTTAGTTTGTGGGAGATCAAGAGCTTCTCTAGCCTCATTTGGCATCATAATCTGAGTCTTAACAAGACGTTCAAGAATCTGAGATTGAGCAATTTCATCTGTAAGGGTTAGCTCATTAAACTTCAATTCTAAGATGTCTGTTTTTTCTTTAATAATCTTGTTGATAATCTTTTCAAGATGGTGTTGAGCTGGTCGAGAAACCTGCTCTTTAAATGTACGATCTTGAGATAGTGCTGCTGCGATTCCTGAATCAGAACCACCAAGTTTAGAGATTGGAACCTGATGAGCAATTAAAATATCATCACGATTTTGTTTTCTATATTCTTTAAATGAACCATCTTGGATGCCATTCTCAATTGGCTCCATCTTAAACTCAACCTTATTCTGGTCTGTATCTCCAGGAAGTGGTATATACAGGGTTCTATGAGATTGAGACTTTAGTCCAGTTTGCAAGAATCTAAACATGTTATCTTCTGCATCTGCACTTAACTTGGCACCCTTTAAGGTAATGATATATCTTGGTACCGCTTTGTTTTCAAAGTAATCAATGTTGTATTGTGATGCTAGCTTATCACCAATTAAAGATGGAAAAGCAGCAACAATGTCTGGTACGCCATAAAAAGTATTTAATGGTGAATATTCTTTAAGATGAATAATTTCATTTGGTCTAGTATCTACCGTAACTGGGTTTTGATTTTTAGCCCCAAAGTTTCTAAAGTAAACAACTTGTTGGCCAATGATTTGAAGGAAGCCATCGTTTAGTCTACGCACACGAACAGTTGTTGCTGGAATATGGCCTAGGTATCCAATGTCACCTTCGACAGTTCTTCCTACTTCAATAAAACCATTTCCTGTTGCTTGTAGATCTGTGTAAACCTTTTCCATAGTCTTTGTAAATGAATCATCATCATTTAAATTCTCTAGCCAATCACGAAGTTCAATCTTCATGCGCTCAATTCTTTTTCGAGCACGAGCAGATGCTTGCTCATCACTTGAAGTTTCAAGACGTAAAGATGTTCTGTCTGAAATATCAAAACGGTATCCAAGACCTACAACATTTTCTACCTTGGCATCAATAGCAGCATGGTTAGCAAAAGATGTATCATAAAAGTTTGCTAGCTCATACATGTTATATGGTGGAGTAATAATATCAAACAGGCCATATCCATTTCGGTATACTGTTCCAGGATTAATACCCTTAGTTCCTGTACCGTCAACTCCTGATGACTGAGCATTTGCTGAGTTCAAATATGCTGGAGTCATTTCAGCAGCCTTGTTTAAAAGTCTGACAGTTCTTCTTTTAAAATTTTGATTGATGCCACCAAGATCTTTTAGATCATCCCATGTTTTGTTAAATGGGTCTTGTGCGTGGAATATGTTTTCTTCTTGCTCTTGTGTATTTAGTTTTGCACTAACGTAATCAGAATTATCCCTCATCGCCATACATCCTTAAAGTTTTCTGTGCTGCGTCAATGGCACCAAGGTCATTTAGGGAAGGAATTAATCCTTGCTTCATTCTATCCTTTTGCTCTGAATATTCTTCTTCTGTTACCCTTGTCAATCCAGGAACAAAGACTGCTGTTCCTTGACCGTCATCTCCGTAGGAAATTGCTTCTCTTTTTAGTTCTGCAATCTTAGATATATCCCCTTTTTGTGCAGGGATATTCAGTACTGAGCCTGAGCCGTCTGTAAACCATTTTCCAGTTGACTTTTTATACACATACAGTCCCCAGTCATAGTGCTTATCGATGACTTTTCTGCGTACATTGTTAACAATCGGTTTACCAGTTTTTGGGTTTATTAATGAATCCATAACCTCAAGTATACCATATTAGACTGGCAAGAGGGTCTTTGTATCCCATGTAGTATCAGTATATATCTTCATCTTATTAGAATCAAACGTCATACCCTCATTATCATCAATGATAATCTTATTAGTTCCTAGGTAGTTCTTATAAACATCTGTTGGGTTGACTCCATATAGCTCTGAGCTTGAAACGACTAAGGCTTCTTGCCAATTAAAGTTTTCACTCCAGTACGACCAAAGCTTTTCTCCATCACTGTTCAAAACCTTTAGCCAAGGCCTAGTAACAATGCTCTGTATTGTCTGTAAATTGTTTGCCTGGTAGAAAGATATATTATTAAACAGTATTGGACCATTTAGATTAATTGCACCAGTGTATAGGTCAAAGTTTAGTGCAGATGAGAACTGCAATCCTAGGGATCCCCATTCTTTTATTGTAATAACTGGATTTTGAACTGATATGCCGTTCCAGAAATATGTTAGCTTTGTGTACTCTGTTCCAGTTAAGCTACTGGTTGCATATATTTTAGCTCTTGATCCAGATGGACTGTCTGCAACCATGTAAAATTTAATAATATCTTCTTTGTATTTAATTTCAAAGATTTCAATTGGTGAAGCAGAAAAAAAATCTTGATTTGCGAACATCCAGGCTTGCATTGAGCTTACACGATATTCATCTGACAATTCTTTATTAATTGGCATAGCAATGCCACGATTTGTTTCAAAGTTAAAGTCCCCACGAACCTCTATTCCAGAATTTTTTGTTAAATAAAGGTATGGTGTGCTTGACTTATAAATACTAAAAGGATTTTTTGACTTATAGTCAAAATAAATTCCAGATTTTTTGTATGGCACTAGATCAACTCCAAACCTAGTACCTACCGAGTTAAAGGCATTATCACTCAATGCTTGCGAAGCTATCTCTAATTCTTTAATTTTAATTGGTCTATTAATAATTCCACGCACATTAAAGTCAATAGAATATACAACTGCTAAGTCATTGAAATCTACAGACTTGCTAGGATAAATAATTGTATTGTCTACAACTTCAAATTTACTAGCAGCCCAGTCTGGGTAGTTATCAATATCAATAATTGATCCTTCTTTGGCTGGAACATTAATATTAAAGGTTTCATCAAGAGCGTTTGCTCCTTCTGCTATATATTGAAAAGTAACATAGCTTTTAACAAAAGATTCTGATGTGTCATACTCGTAGTACTTCAATGCTTTTTGAGCTAAATCTTCATAATCATTCCATCCAGTAATAAGGCTATTATCTATTTGATAATAAGTTTGCTGAATAGGTGCTGAATATTGTTCTCTTAAATCTTCATATGTCCACGAAGAATTAATTTCTTTTTCTAGTAGTTTAGATGGTGATGGATATCCAAGGTTAAACTGTAAAAAATCTAAATCATAGTAAGAAGCCCCTTGTGCGTTATTAACATATTTAGCAAAATAAGAAAGTGGAAGGTAGTCTTGCCAGTGTCCAGATACTCCAATATCAAGGAAGAATTCATCGTATGCTTCTGTTGGCAACAGGGTATAGCTGGCTAAATGATTTATAAGAGCAATAGCATTAGTTTCTTCTGTTACTCCAGGGGCAGATAAATCATCAAATTTAACAACACCGTATTCATTAAAATAGTTTGATATTGATTTATGATTAAGCTCTGTTGTAAATCCTAATGAGTAAATTTTTCCAAAGAATGAGTTAGATGTTTCTTCGTCTCCCGCAACATAGACTTTTAGTCCATTTACATTACCAAAGAATGCTGAAACATTGCCTCCAAAAACATTAGATAAATCATCAATATTAATTCCAACTGCAAAAAGTTGTTCAGACTCAATGTTTTCTGTTGTATACACTAGTTGTTCTTCTTTATTATAATTTAAAACATACTCAATAACGGCTTCATTAAGTCTAACAATAAAAAAATCACCTGTTAGCGTATTATAAATTTTAATTAATGTTTGATTATTTCCTGAATTTCCAGCATCAAAAAATTCTGTCCAGCTGGTAGTATTATAATACCCTGCTTCAATATAGTCTGCTGGAGAAGTGTTGTAGTATTCTGCATCAAGCAATAATACATTACTGCCAAATACCCCATAAATAGACTTAACCTTATCATTTAAAATATTTAATTTTGGAAAGTTTAGATATGTTCCTAGTCCACTCCAAGTTGAGTTTGGTCTAAATGTTAAAAACTTGTGTGGAAATGCTCCAGATTCTTGATCTGTCTGTATTGCTTTACAGTCAGTATACAAATCATCTAAACTTTTAGTATCTAAAAATATGTTTGGCAAACTATAGGATGGTGTTGTCAACTCTAAAGATGTTGTTTCTAGATTATCAAAGCTTCCTTGTTGCCATTGTGCAAAGCTTGGATAGTTATAGTTTGCGGTATAGTTTGAAAATGAATAGTCTATAAAAGCAGAAGTTCCACCATAGGATGAGTTGATAGATTGTGCTGAAGATACGGCTTGACCATAAACCCATCTACGTTTAGCAACAGTTACAGAAACTTGGTAAGAGTATATAGCAAAACAGTCTACTTCAATCAAACTTACATTCTCGTATGCATAAAATCCAAGCCAGTCTTGGCTTTTTAGCTGTGCATTTAGTAAGTCTGGTAATGCTAAAGATGTGGTATCAATAGCAATTTCTATTACCTGTTCTCCATTTACCAATACCGTCACAGAATTCTTAATTAATCTAATATGGATAAGCATTGGTCTAAACCACTCACCAACAAAATGAGAATTTGACTGACCACCAATAACTAAAGTTAAAAAGCCTGAATCTACATAGAGTCCATCTGTAGAAGCAATTGGTCCAAATATTCTTTTTGGATCTGGAGAATCTGCAATTATTCTTGCCCAGAACTCTACAGTGTATTCTTTATGCTGCCCAGATTTATTTAAAAATCCTTGACCTGGAAATATTAAGGAAGGTTTGTTTGATGTGTTTGGAATAACCTTAGTTAATCCAGAGGCACCGAACACTAGGGGAATGCTTGTATTTTTTGCAAGAAGAGCATTATTCTTTACCAAATAATATGCGGTATCACTAGATACTCCATAGGCTGATGCTGGAATAACGGTATCTGTTGTATCAATTGCAATTGTTTCTGGAAAAGATGCTGGTGTTACTCCTAAAGATTCTTTATGAAATTCTTCAGACCATTGTCCTGTGGTTATTCCATTAAAATAAACTTTGTAATCAGCAGATGTTTCTCCGCCTGAAGACTTTAATATTTTTATAATTATTTTAAAGTTTGTGTTTTCGTCAGGGATCTCAAATGTTTCTGACATAAAAGACCATGACTGGTATGCTGGATCTGTAAAAGTTTTAAACTTTTGAACGACTTCTAGGGTAGTAGTATCTTCATATTGATATCCAATAGAAATAGAGTTAATATATAAGCTATCAATATAAAAATAAGAACCAATAGAAAATGTTCCTAATGTTGTATTAAGGGTTTGAAAGTTAACTTTTGGATCAGGATCATCTGGACCTAGATCTGGACTTAATATAATTGATTCCCCAGATGCTCCTGCTGGAACATTGCAAGACACTAAGCTTGTAGGACTATCAGGAAAAGGTTCTCCTGCAGGTGCTGACCCAGAACTTAAAGTACAGGATTCTGTGTCATTCCAAAGAGATGCTATATTTCTTTGTGCATCAGGAATTAAACTTACGTAATCTGCTTGATCGTCTAGTGCCCAAAGTACCAGAGGGTGCTCTGAGTAAATTTTTTCTGCATATAAATTAGATGGGTTAGACATATATCTCCTACCCCTTATTATAGCAGGCTAAGGGTTAATAAAGTTTAATCTCACAAGCATCAGTAGAGCAATAAGACTCTCCTTCTGCCTCAAGATTTTCAACTCCATCATAGATAGCAGACCAGTCAATCTTACCAATTGTACCCACATAAGAGTTATATTCTTCTCTTGTTATCTCTGTGTACGGTTGCTGTGGATAAGTCTTATTTCCCATTGGAAGGAAAGAAACTGCCTTTAGTTGTCCTTCGTACATATTTAAGGCTGGTGCGACAAACTTCTTTTCTGTTTCTTTATCAAAAGAAAGAGTAACAGAAACGCCATTATCTGACCAGTACTTCTGAGCAGTAGCTGCTAAACCAATCTTTTCAAATAGGCTAACTTCTTTTTCTGATCTCTTGTGACCAGATGCTACTGGAAAATATACTACAGATGTATTGGCTGATACTACATCATCTTCAATTTTATATCCCGCTGCTTTAAACAAATGAAGCATCGGATCTGTGTTACCAAAACGAATAGATCTTAAGTAGAACTCTCCACCTGGACCCCAGTGAACTCCTGGAGTTGCTCCAGATAGTAGTGATACAGATCCTGATGGTTTAACTGTTGTTACACGAACAGACTCTCTAACGCATAGCCATTCTGAGTATTTATGATCATAATAACGAATCTTTTGATACCCTTCATCCATCCATTCACGAGTTGTTGGTAATCCATAGGTATCTGCAAAAGATGCAATTCCAGTTAAGGATGTTCCAATACGTCTGTTTCTTTGCATGATACCGTTTGTTTGCTGCCAATGTGTTGGCATAAGGGTAACAGTCTTTCCATAAAGATACGCAAATTTCAATGTCTTGAGGAAGTCCTCCTTGGATTCATGACGATTTAAGTGCACTTCTACAAGTGTACAAAGTTCGTATGACTCCAATGGCTGCTCCGCACAAGGATTGAATCCCATAATACGGGAATCCTTATAGTCTGGTGCATCTGCTAAACGACCATAGTCTCTCGCAACATCTAACCAAATAAATCCTGGCTCACCATTATCAGCAATTAAATCAACATAGTCTTCATATTTAGTACCAACAGTAGCAGAAATAGAATTATTAGACATCCATGCCCAGCCTGGTTTTTCTGGATCAAATGAATTTCTTTCAGGAAATACTTCTGGATTCTTTAAATTAATGAAACCATTGTCTTCTGGTGTTCCTAAAGCCAAGGTAGCAGAACGTCTAACATTTCCAGAAACAACACATGTTCCAATAAGATTAACAATGTCAACAATTGCACGACTATCTAGTACTTCTCCTGCTCTAGAGCCAATGACATTTTGTATGCGTATATGTAGTTGAATTAATGGTTCTGGACCGCTGGCGACCCCACCAAAGCCTTTAATGGCTGATCCTAGAGGACGGATAAGGTCATAGTTAAATTCTTGAATAGATTGATTTTGACGTAAAAATGAATTAATTAAAAGACGGACAGACTCAACCCATCCTTCACGAGTATCTGGAATTTCATAGGTAGAAACTGGCTCTGTAGGGGCATAGATAGGCATTTGCTTATCTTGTCCCAAGGTATCAAACCCTACTCCAATTCCTAACATTAAAGCATCCATTACCCAAGCAAAAAGAGCCCCTGGATCATTACGATCAATGTCACGAGTAGAAACCATTGCACAATTTTGTAGTGAGGCTGAGTTTCTTTTTTCCATAGTCATTGGAGTTCCGAAAGCCCAAAGACCTCTGCCTGGAGGTGTCCACTTTAATTCAAACATTCTTTGGAAAGCTTCTTGTGCTGACTTTTGTGACTTATTGTCATTCCAAGGTAGTCTATTATCTTTAGCATGATTCTTTTGAACTGAATACATACCTTCAATTACACGACGACAAACCTCATGCCAACGTTCTTTAGTTCCATCTTCTTTAACACGAGAATATGTTCTGATAAAAGTAATTTCTCCTAAAGAGTTGCTACCCGCATCTGAAAATCCAAACGGTGCTGGAGTATTACTATATTTATTTACAAAATCCTCTGATAAGCGAAACGAAAAAACATCTGACATTTAAGTATGCCACCTTTCTAATATTGGTTGAGTACTTCGTAGAATCGGAAGTAGTCCTAAGTATAGCATAGAATTAAAAACAATTCCACGCTCATTTTTAATCTATAAAGTTATTGTTTATAGTTAGTACTTTTATATAACGAAAGTGTTATAAATAAAATAGTTATCCATACTTGCTACTATGAATGTGACACATTTCAATTTCATTTATATTGACGTGACTTGGTAATGATCCCACCCAGTAAATTGCTTCTGCTAAATCTTCTGCCGTTAATGCTTGATCCCGTTTTTGTTCTTGGGTATCAATAGTTGCTGGACAGATTTCTGTAATCTTAATTCCAAATTGAGGGAACTCAAGTCTCATTGTATCAATCAAACCACGCTCACCTCTTTTGGCATTTGTATAATTTCCTCCACCACGATATGGAACTTTTCCACCAAAAGAAGTAACAAAAATAATGGTTGGAGATTCTGATCTTTCCATACATGGTGCAAATAATTGAGATAAGTACATGGGGCCAGTGACGTTGATGTCGTATGCTTTTCTAAAGTTTTCTGGGGTTTCATTAATAATATAAGTTGGGCCTGAGCCTCCACCAGCATTATTAACCAAAAGATCTAAAGTAATATCTTTGTATTTTTCAAAAAACTCTTCTATTGCTTTAGAGTCTGTAATATCTAAGTTATATACCTCAACATTATCAGATATTAACTCAGACACTTTAGATAGGTTTCTTGAAACAGCAATAACTTTATAGCCATTTTCAGACAGTCGTTTAACTGTTGCTAGCCCTACGCCTTTGCTTGCCCCAGTAACAATAGCAGTTTTCAATTACATGCTCTGACTATTATTAAGCTCCATGTTGTTATGGATCCAGTGACCAGGAACCATATACTTTACACCAGACTTAACTGTGTGTGCTGTGTGGAAATATGGAGCATATGCTGGAAATATCACAACGCTATTTTCTTTAGGTTTTACACCAAAGCTAATTGCTTTGTTTTCAAGTGCGAGATCATAGTCTAGATCTACTGCTGGCGCACCGCTTACCCAACCTTCTGAGCTTGTCCATCCACCATCATAGTCTTTTAACTGAAAAGATATTTCTCCGCCTTCACAATCATCATTTAAATACATAACTAGTGAATATCTCAATGTCTTATCACCATCAAGTTGATCAAAGTGAGCTCCCATAGCCATTCCAGTATTATACTTTTTAATGTTAAATGTTGGGAAAAGTCTTGGCTCATCAAAATCACCTAAAGAAGATGCATAGTCTTTACAGACATTGTATAGCGTAGTCATAATAGCGTCATATATATATTTACTTTTTTCTGCTACTTCTCCAATAAGGTTGTTAATAGCATTGATGTCAAATGTTTTTGTTTCTCCATAGATGAAGGTTTTATCGTTAGAAGATGTCCAAGGGTTCCAAACATTTACACCTGACTCTGTGTATTGCTCAAGAGTGTCTAGCTCTTTCCAGATTTCTTTAAAAGTTTTAAAATTTTCAATTGCGTCAGTATAATAGTATACTTTTGGATCTAGCAGTTCTTTATTCATTTGTTTCTCCCTTAGTATTTATTCTTTTCATAAAATCCTTTTTCTTTAATAAACCCCACCAGTACGTATCTAATTGGGCCAGCACCTACATGCTTAACTCCATGATTATACTCTGCGTTTCCTGGAAAAATAAGCATTGTCCCAGGTTCTGGTTTAAACTCTAGACCATTAATTGGAAAAAATAATTCTCCATCTACATAGTCATTATTTAGATACAGAATAGCAGCATATCTAATTGACGGGTCTGTATCCTGGTCGGTATGAGCTTTTAACTCAACACCTTCCTGCATTCTTTGAATTGTTGCAAAACCACTTAATTCTATTGTATCATCAACAATTTGAACTAAGTTATTTAATCTATCAAATAGATTTTGTTGAAAGGGATACTGTCCTATGTTTAAATTTTTATCTTGCCAGTTTTGAGTTATTTCAAATTTTCCTTCAGCAACTAAATTATCAACATCATATCTTCCAAATTTTTGGAAACAAAAACTTTTTAAGTTAGCATGATATTCTATAAACCATTCTTCATTTGGAGTTGAGTTTATAACTTCAAAAACTTGATCTAGTTCATCTTTAGAAAAAAAATCTTTAACTAAAACAATGTCATCAGTGACTTCTTCAACCTGAAAGTTATTTTCTTTTAATATATCTGTTAAGAAATTAGGCATTGTTTTCCAGATCCTCTACCTTGTATTTATTTCCTTCAGCATCTAGCTTCCAGCCTTCTTTTAAAAGATCTTGCCATTCTGCTCTTTCAATTTCTTGTTTTGCTCTAGTCTCTTTCATTTCTGCAGCCCAGGCATCTCTTAATTCTTGTGGATAAGCATCTTCTTCTCTGTCATCCCAGAAAGATCCAATGGTATATCTTACTCCACTTTCTATTAGGGATACTTCGTGCATATTGCTAAATCCCCCGTCAAAAACAGCAAGCATTCCAACTTCTGGCTTAATTTCTATGTCTTGACCTGGAAACTTAAGTAGTCCTCCTTGAAAATCATCATTAAGATATAGAAAGCCTGCATATCGGCTTCTTGTAAAAGCGCCTGAATTTCCTTCAGCATCTGTATTATCTGAGTGTATTCTTGCGTATGCTCCTGGCTCCCATTTTTGTGTGTGATACCCAATCTTAGAAATTGTTTTTGGGTCAAGGTCATGGACTGAAGCGATTGCCTTTGGCATTGTTTTTTCAATGTCTGAAAATATAGTTGGAGATAGCCCAGCATCAAGCAATTCTTGATCATTGTCTTGTGGAAGTACAGAGGAGTATGACTCATAAAATGAAATAGGCATCCAAGA